AAGACAAAGAGTCAGATATCTCCTGCTAAACTTGCAGCAAAGAAGGCTGAAAAAAGTAGAGTGGGTATGGGTAAAAGAATTTCCAAAGTTTAACTATATTTGTTCATCATTAAAACTTAAATCAAATGGCACAGAAAGTAACAAAAACAAATTCAGAGTTATTGAGTCTAGTTCAAGTATTGAATTTAATTCAGGCTGAAAAAGGAAGTAAGGTAGAGGCTAAGCTTAAGAAGATCGCTGAAAAGATTAAACCTGTATTTGAAGAATACACGGAGAAGCGTGATGACATTAGACTTGATCATGCTCATACTACTAATGGTGTGTTGAATCTAAAAGAAAATGGAGATTACAACTTTACCAAAGAAGGATTTAGAGGAATGGCTAAGGACATGAGAAAACTTCTTGATGAGACTTTTGAATTTCATCAGTTAACTTTCTCAACTGAAGGCATTGAGGATTTTAAGTTCTTAGCTGGATGGGTCGAAGGTATTGAGGCCGAGCAATCTGTTGAGGAGGCTGAATAAATTATTCATCTAAACACAGTAAGAGCGGCATCAGTCTTAATTGGTTGGTGCCATTCTTTCTTATAACTATATGAAAAGCAAGGGATTAGGAGATACTATCGAGAAGATAACTACCGCTACAGGAATTAAGAAAGTGGCTGAAGCTGTAAGCAAAGCAACCGGAAGTGACTGTGGCTGTGCAAAAAGACGTGATGCACTTAATGGTGCGTTCCCATATAAACAAGAATAAATAATAAAGACATGGCATATCAAAAATTACAACAATCAAGAGCCGCTATTGTCACTAAGAGTGACACTGTGGATATTCCAAATCCTGGTAATGGTGATGTGGAAGGCTGCGTGTTATATGTTGGCACAGGAGGAATCCTACGTGTGCTAACAGCAGGTGGCGATGACATCACATTCCAGAACATACCAAACGGATTTCTAACTACATTCCAAGTAATTAGAGTGTTTGCTAGTACTACAACAGCCAATAATATTGTAGCTCTCTGGTAAATGAATCCTCAAGAAAACAATAGGCTTGATTATATGGCAGCAGAATTGGACGCGCTGAAAAAAGATATGGCTGAGGTAAAGTCTATGGTTACAGATATGTACCATATATTATCTGGTAATCCAATTGACAAAGATTCAAGTGGAATGATTGGTGACTTGAGGACGATGAAGAAAGAGGTTTATGAATTGAAGTCTGAATTAAAGAAATACAAGAATTATTTTTATGCTCTAGTTACTCTTGTGGGTCTAGGAGCTTTAAAGGTAATTGTTGAAATATTAAAGTAGAATGGCAAAGGCAGTTTCAAGTGTAAAAAAAATTAGTTTCGGGAAAAAAAGAACCGGTGTAGCTAAAAAGTCATACGGCAAGTATAATCAAAAACCTAAAAAATATAGAGGACAAGGACGATAAATAATTATGAAGATTACTAAAACAGGATTAGCCGGAATTGAGCTAATTAAAGCTTTTGAAGGATTTAAATCAGCTCCATACAAATGCCCAGCAGGAGTTCCAACAATTGGTTATGGGGCAACATTTTACCCAGGAGGTAAGAAAGTAACTATGACTGATAAGTCTGTTACTGAGGCAGAAGCAGTTGACTTGCTTAAGCACATGCTTGTTAGTTTTGAGAATTATGTAGACAGCTATTGCAGAGATGATATCAATCAAAATCAATTTGATGCATTGGTGTCATTTGCTTACAATTTAGGTCCAGCTAATTTAAAAGCCTCTACTCTTCTAAAAAAGATAAATGCTAATCCAGAAGATGAAAGCATTAAGCTTGAGTTCATGAAATGGGTAAAGGCAGGAGGCAAAACCTTAAAGGGTCTTGTTAGAAGAAGAGAAGCAGAAGCTCAATTATATTTTAAAAAATAAGAGATGAAGCGTTTTATAATAGATTTATTCAATGACAATAATAGCATCAATGAGAAGGCATTGGTTGGATTTATTGCTTTCTTTATGATGGTCATTTCGCTTGCGGTAGATTTAACTACTGGCTGGCTTGGGAGAGAATTACTAATTAATGAATTTATATTTGATGGGTTCATGGTTATTACTCTAGGGGCATTTGGAATTGCCTCTGTTGATAAATGGATTAATAAAACAAAAGGAAATGACAACGAATAAAAAAGAAATTAAGCTTAGTGCTCTCCCTATTAGCTTTGCTGAGTTTGTGAAAGAACCAATTAAAGGGCTAATGTTTATCTGCCTAGCAGCTGTTGGATATTTGTATGTTGATGGAAAGATCAACTATGAAAACAGAATTGAAGGCCAAGATAAAAAGATTGAAGCTTTGGAAATTAAGATAGATGTTGTTACATTGAATCTGAAGAGATCTGATAGCCTATTGGCTGCATCGCTCTCTAAGCTTACTACACTTCAAGAACTAGGTAAAATAAAATGAAAAGATTCCTGATAGTTTTATTATTAGCCGGATGTTCTTCTAAGGAGGTAGTTGAAACTAATCAGGTTGATACTACATTCTTTAGGAGTGACAGTCTTGCTAAGGAAGCTCTTACTGTTCTTCCTAAGGCAGATAAGCAAGTTGACAAATTAATTGAGAAAATAGAAGTAAAGATTGAGACTCTGAAAGTTGAATTAGTTAAAGCTCAAAGTGTAAAGACTATAACCATAAGAGACACCATTTATATTACTGAGAAGAAAAATTTTTGGGGTAAGAAGAAAATTACAGTAGACAGTTCTGAATCTGTGGTAATAGATTCATTAAAAATCAATTGAGCTTAAATTTATTAATCTTACCTAATGGCAAGAATAAGCACATATCCAATTATCTCTACACCTACCGTTGACGATCTGTTAATTGGTACCGATGTAAATGATTTAAACATCACTAAGAACTTTACTATCGGTGAGATAGGGCAATTAATTGGTCAGGACTATGTGCCTTATGTGGGGGCTACTGGTAATGTCAACTTAGGTTCTTTTAACATTACTGCATCTTCTTTTATTGTTCCTGGAGGACTTGCGTCTCAGTTCGTTAAAGCTGATGGTAGCTTAGATGGTACTGCTTATACTCCTCAGGCTAGAACACTTACAATTAATGGCACGACATATAACCTGTCTGCCAATAGATCATGGGATCTAAATACGCTTGATAGCTTAACTACAATTGGAACAGGTGGTGCTGCTACCTATATTGGTAAGGTACTTAACATTCCAGTATATCAGGCTCAAGGAGCCTATATCACACAACTTTCTGGAGAAGCAACTGCGGTTGGACCTGGGAATGCTACTGTTACTCTTGACAATACTGCTGTAATCAGCAAAATTTTGACAGGATTAAACGTAACAGGAGGAACTGTTTTAGCTACAGACACCATATTGCAGGCATTTGGCAAAGTTCAGAACCAGATCAATGGACTAGCTGGTGGTGTTGAGTACCAAGGAACTTGGAATGCTGCTACAAACAATCCTTTTTTACAGAGTTCAGTAGGTGTACAGGGGCATTACTATGTAGTTAATGTTGCTGGTAACACTAACTTGAATGGTATTACAGATTGGCAGTTAGGTGACTGGGCTATTTATAATGGTTCTGCATGGGAGAAGGTAGACAATACTGATGCTGTAGTAAGTGTTAATGGATACACTGGTGCTGTTGTACTTACATCTAGTGATGTAGGGGCTGTTCCAACTACTAGAACAATTACAATCAATGGTGTTGGATATAATTTAAGTGCAGATAGATCATGGACTGTAGGTGATGTACGTACAGACCAGTCATACATTAATCCTTCTTGGATTGCTTCACTAGCATGGAGCAAGATTACTGGAACACCAACTACGTTGGCAGGGTACGGTATCACTGATGGTGCATTAAACACTAGAACGCTTACCATCAATGGTACAACTTATGACCTTACTGCTAATAGAACGTGGAATGTAGGTACTGTTACTAGTGTTGGTACAAGTGGCCCACTTACTGGCGGTACAATTACTGGATCCGGTACAATTGGAATTACCCAAGCAGGAGCATCATCAGATGGATATCTGAGTTCGGCTGATTGGAATGCATTTAATAGCAAGCAGGAAGTAATTTCAGTTACTGCTCCTATAACATTTGCAGCAGGAGTAATAGGCATTACACAGTCAGGGGCATCCTCAAATGGATATTTAAGTTCAACTGACTGGACTACATTTAATAGCAAAGTAAGTGGCAGCGGTACGGCAAATACGATACCAATGTGGGGGACTGCTAGTTCATTAATTAATAGCCCACTGTCTTATGCTGCTGATGCGTTTAACTTCCAGTACAATAGTGCAACTGGAGGTACTGTAAACTTCACAAACATCGGATTGATTCCTTATACGTACTCAATTCAGATGAATAACTTTGGATCTCCACGTTCAACTGTACACAGTTACACTGATGGAGTGGTGATTCAGTCTATTGGAGGGATTCAAGTTTCTAGAATGTTTGCTAATGGCAATATGATTCTAGGAACTGGTACTGTAGAGACTGGTCATAAGCTAACCATTAGTGGGGACTTATTTATAAATACAATCATCAATGCCATCACAGATACAGACAGATTTATTGTAAGTGATGGAGGGATAATTAAGTACAGAACAGGCGCTGAGGTACTATCTGACATTGGAGCTCAAGGGTCTTTGACCTTAACTACAACAGGAACTAGTGGTGCCTCTACATTAATTGGCAACACATTAAATATACCTCAGTATACTGACCAATTTGTAGGCACAGTTACGAGTGTAGGTCTTAGTATGCCTTCAGCATTTAGTGTCTCTAACAGCCCTATAACAAGCTCAGGAACGATTGCTGTAACAGGCGCAGGAACTGCATCTCAGTACGTTAGAGGCGATGGTACATTGGCTGACTTCCCTACCACAGGAGGAGGAGGCTCATCAGTAAGTTACTACTTGAATGGCTCTGTTAGTCAGGGCACTATTGGTGGAGTTGCTTATAGAGAGTTAAGCAAGGTTCCAATCTTGGGAGCAGGTACAGACATTAGCATAAATGCTAATGGTTATATAGCTTCATTTATTACGGATGCAGGTGACCCTAACTTGTTAGAGATACCTGGGGGAAACTGGAACTTTGAAACTTATTTCAGTGCATCAAGTGGTGGTGGTAGCCCTACATTCTATGTAGAGCTGTACAAGTACGATGGGACTACCTTTACACTTATTGCTTCTAATAGTGCAACACCTGAGTTGATTTCTTTTGGAACAAATATACAGCCGTACTTTTCTGCTTTAGCTGTTCCTCAGACTACATTGTTGGCTACAGATAGGCTTGCTGTTAGATACTACGTTGTTCACTCTGGTCGTACAATTACGTTACACACAGAGAATGGTCACCTATGCCAGATTATAACCACGTTTACTACTGGGTTGACTGCATTGAATGGGTTGACTGATCAGGTTCAATACTTCCAAACTGGGACTAGTGGGACTGATTTTAATATCAGTAGTTTAGTAGACATACATACATTTAATCTTCCTACTGCATCTGCTACAAATAGAGGAGCTTTGAGTAGTGCTGATTGGAGTATATTCAATGGTAAGCAGAACGCTATAACACTAACCACCACAGGAACGAGCGGGGTCTCTACCCTAGTTGGGAGCACTTTAAATATCCCTAACTACAGCACTGACTTAAGTGGATACGTAACACTAGGTACGGACCAAACTATTACGGGCCTAAAGACTATTCTTAGAGGCGGTGACGTGTTAAACTTTAAGATTGGCACAGATACTCTCTATGGACTGAAAGTCGCTTATAATCAAAATGAGCTAGTCCCAAGCGGAGAGGCTACATGGAGCTTTGTAAATACGTTCAATAGAAACGGGACTGGTTATGAGACTACTCCTATATCATTCTTTAGAGGTGTACTAGTTACAGGTCAAAGACTCCTTAGTGCTTCTATAAATACAAACCTACTAGACTACTATTCAAACAATCCAAGCGGAAGATATCCTATATACGCTTACAATACAGGCGTGCAGCAGTTTGCTTCAAGCATTATTGTTGGAGAGACTACAGGCGTTGTTGATGCGATAACTGGAGCAATTGCTGATCTACCAGCTGGCGTTGTTGCTAACTTCAATGGAAGAGTAATTGGAGGCAATGCTGTAAACTCAAACGAGTTTGTTACACTTAGTCAGGTGAGTGGATATGTTCCAACAAGCAGAACAATTACCATTAATGGAACCACTCAAGATCTTTCTGCAAACAGGACGTTTAACGTAGGAACTGTTACATCTGTAACTGCTTCAAGTCCATTAGCATCAAGTGGAGGGGCTACTCCTAACATTACAATTAGCCAATCAAGTGGATCTACTAATGGATTCCTTTCTTCTACCGACTGGACTACGTTTAATTCTAAGCAGAATACAATTACGCTTACTACTACAGGAACAAGTGGTGCTGCTACATTAGTAGGAGCTACTCTAAACATTCCTAACTACGGAAGTGCATTAAGTGGGTACTTGCCATTAACTGGAGGAACTTTAACTGGTCCACTTACTATAGGCACAAGTGTAAACTCAGTAATATGGAATGATGGAAATGGCACTTACATAGAGAATACTGGAAATACTTCTTCTTCAAGAAAGATAAGGTTACAGGCTCATAATGGAAGCTTTAGTTACACACAATTATTTATCGATGGTGCAGGTGGATTTGTAGAAGCTACTAATCAGATGCGTGCTCCAATATTCTACGACTCTAATAACACTAGTTATTACTTAGATCCAGCTAGTAGTGGAACATCTTTAAATATAAATGGGGGAATATCAACAACAGCTGCTAGTGGATCTATATTATTAAGACATCCAGTTACAGAAGCAAATGCTTGGCTATTTATGGAGAATGCTTCAAACTGGGGGTTATTCTGGTTCAATAATGGAGCGCAAAGTGGACAGACAATTGGTTCATATACAACTATAGGGGCTGAGTTATTTGGTATGAATAATGCAGTTGCAGGATTTAACCCGAATAGTGCATGGACTGGTACAGATGCAAGTACAAGAGCGACTTGGATGTTGTCTAATTATTCAGGATACATCTGGTCAAATAGTACAATTTTTGCAGCAGGCGACATGCGTGCTCCAATCTTTTACGACTCTAATAACACTGGATTTTATATAGATGCCGCTAGTACATCTGTTTTAAATGCGTTAACAGTAGGAGGTTCATCTGTTGTCACAAACAATGGAGGAACATGGGGTATTAGTATTACAGGTAATTCTGCTACTGCTACAAATTTGAGTAACAACTGGACTAATTGGGGTTCAGTTGGAGGATTTAGTAGTGTTGTAGGATCATTGGCTTGGAAGAACTATGGGAATAACCACGTTATATTTGACGCATCGCAATCAACTTCTCCAAGTGGTGCTTCTGTAAACAATACAAACGCACAAGTTGCTTGGACAGGAACCTATCCAACTTTAATGGGATGGAATGGATCTACCACTTATGGAGTTCGTGTAGATAGCGCAAGAGTTGCTGATAGTGCAGGATCTTCAAGCTCTGTTCCTTGGAGTGGTGTTACAAGTAAACCATCTTATTTGATGTATTATCAAGGGTTCACTCTTGATGCTAATACAATGGACACCAACTCTACTGGATTTACATATGGTGTAAATGCTCCATATACTGGTCCTATTGCTAGATTTAGTGCAAATGGTGGATACGATCTTTGGTTAAATGCTCCTTATGGAGGGGATGGCTATGGATTAGCTTTTAGAACTAGAAATGGAGATAGTGGTACATTTAATTCTTGGAGATATCCAGCAGTATATAACGTAAATGTAAATGGTGGAGGAGCATTATATGCGACTATTTATTATGATCAAAATAATACTGGATATTATACTGACCCATCTGGCACGTCAGCTTTATTTGATTTAACAATAGTTGGAGCGTCAAACAAATATCTTTATATCAATCCTGGAAATGGATATGAGGCCATGGTTCGCTATAATGGTGGATCAGGTAGTGGTTGGTATGCTGGTAAAAGAACAAGTGCTGGTATCAACTCAACTGCTGATTTCCACTTTTTTTCAGAGGCTGTTAGTAATGATGTGTTTGGTATATCTACAGGTGGAACCGCTATTGCTAGTGGAGATATGCGTGCTCCAATCTTTTACGATTCAAACAACACAGGATTTTATTTTGATGGGGCTTCCACAACAAACATTAATGTTCTTAGTGGAAATGGCAAAGAAGTAATGCAGACCTCTGATAGTTACCTACGTATAAACCAGTCTTCCACATTTGCTAATGGAACATGGTTTGGTGGTACGTTAATAAGAGGTGATGGTTTTTATGCAGGAAGTAATGGTGGTACCACAAGTTCACGAGTAGCAATACAATCAGGTTCATACAACGGAACAAATGTTATTGACATAAATGGTTCAAATGGAATAATAACTGTATCAGGAGACATGCGTGCTCCAATATTTTATGATTCTAATAATACAGCTTATTATGTTAATCCTGCTAGCAATACATATATATATGGTCCATTTCAAGTAAATGGTGATCATGGTGGTTCTCAGATAGGAGTAAGACTTTTGGCTGAAAATAATGGAGCAGGAACTGGTCAAGTAAATTTAAGAATGTGGTGTTCTGAGCCTGGGGTGACTTGGGCTTGGGCTGGATTTGGATATAATGTAACTAATGATAATGGATCTCCTGGAGGATTTGGTAGACTTAATACCAACTTTGGGCAGGCTTACATGAGATTTAGTACTGATGGGGAGTTATACTTTTATAATACTAACACTGGTGGAACAAGAACTCAATCTCTTTATTTGGGAACATCAGGGGCTGCTCTATTTGGTAGTACTATTCAAAACGGATCTGTATGGATTAACAATGGAGGAAACTCTGGTGCTTATGATGAAAACATAAGATTATTCAACGCTCCAAATGGTGTATCTGTAATTGCATTTAGTGCAACTGGGTTAAGTGGAATGCCAACAACATCCATATTGGGTTACTCTGATAGAATGGAGTTTAGATATGGTAATGGAGCTCAGTATAGAATATATAATGGATATACCGAATCAATGGGTAGTTCTAGGGCTCCAATATTCTATGATTCTGATAACACTGCATTTTATTTAGATCCAGCAACAGGATCTCAATTAAATGGTATTGTAACTCAAAATTATTTAACAGCATCCAGCTGTAATATTGCTGTAACGGGGGTAGGGGGTCAGATAACTTTTAGTTCAAGTGTTAGTACATTTGGGTCTTGGTTTCGAGCCACTCAACATATTGTTATTGAAAATACAATTGGGGGTTATAATATCTATGTACTTGATGCTAATGGAGTGGGTGTTGTTAAGAACGCTGGAGCACAATCTTGGTCAGCACACTCTGATGCAAGAATAAAAACTGTGCATTCAACTTTACAAAATAATCTATCAAAACTTGATAGCATTAATCCAATTTATTATTCTTTTAATAACTTTGCAGACGATAAGAATAGAATAGGTTTGATAGCTCAAGAAGTTCAAGAACATTTCCCAGAGCTTGTTGCTACAGATCCAAAGACTGACAACTTAACTCTTGACTACACTGGATTGATCCCAGTTCTTCTTGGGGCAATTAAAGAACTTAAAACAGAAATAGAAACTTTAAAAACACAATTATGATTTACACTTGGAAAGTAACAGGCATGAAGGGCATAGACTTGCCAGAAGAGCCAAACACAATCATCCAGACATACTGGACAAAGACTGGAACAGATGAAGAAGGAAACGAAGGCGTGTTCTCAGGAGCAACTCCTTTTAACCCTGCTGACATTAATCCTGAAAATTTTATTCCTTACGACCAGCTTACAGAAGACATCGTTCTAGGATGGATTCAGGCTGTTGTTGTTGGGTCTTACGAAGAGCATGTAAACGCTCAGATTCAAAAGCAAATTGACAGCAAGAAGGTTAAAGATGAACCTCTTCCTTGGGCACCTCCTACTCCTCCTGTACCACCTGTAACCGCAGAATAATATGTCAAACATTAGCTCATACCCTACAGACGGAAGCGTCTCGTATAACGACAAGCTTATTGGTACTGATGCTGAGGATAGCAACAAGACCAAGAACTTTACTATTGGAAGCATTCTATCTATGCCGCTCCCAAGTGTTCCTGTATACGCTAACAACGCAGCTGCTATTGCAGGCGGACTTGCTGTTGGACGTGTGTATAGAATCACAGGAGCCACAGGACAACTAGCGATTGTGTTCTAAACACTTTCGCACTAAAATTTAATTCAATGGACATTAGAAAAATATCGGTAGGCCCTGACTACAAGGGCAGCTCAATGCACTACATCGTAGGTCAGAAGGTGCTTGGAGATTCATACGAAATAGAAGCTATCCTTTTTAATCTTGACTTAGGATCAATACGTGTTTATATTAGAAACGAAAAGAATGAGACTTTGATGTGGAAGGAATTCAACCACAACATGCCCATTGCAATTGAATACAATATAAACTACTGATGCAGTCACCATTCGACTTTATCGTAAGACCTTTGAAAGGTGAGCGATACAATAACACCAAGGATATTGGTGGAATAGACTTTATTGTTAATACCTCAGAGGAGGATTACAGATTTTCAAATAGATACGCTGAAGTAGTTGAGGTACCTTATGGATATGATGGTCCTGTACAGCAGGGTGATATCCTTTTAGTCCACCATAATGTATTCAAGTTCTACAACGACATTAGGGGTAATAGAAAAAGTGGTAGATCATTTTTTAGAGACGATAAGTTCTTCATTGAACCTGACCAGTTCTTCTTATACAAACGTGACGATACATGGCATACATACAATCGGTACTGCTTTGTCAAGCCTATTCCTGCTATTGAGAGTTATATCATGAAGCCATTAACCCATGAGCCACTTATGGGGGAGATGGTATATCCTAATGCGTACCTTATATCCCAAGGCGTGAAATCAGGTGACAGAGTTTGTTTTAAACCAGATAGTGAGTATGAGTTTGATGTGGATGGAGAGAAGCTTTACAGAATGTTCGACCATCAGATAACTATAGTACTATGAATTACTTATTTACTAAAGACAATGTTTTATCAAATCCTGATGCGTACGTTAAAGAGATTTATTGTGGTGAGTTTGTTGACGTTCCAGATGGGGACAAGACGTTTAAGAACATTCAACCTAGAAAAGACGATGAGTTCTCTAAAGTAGTTCTTGAATACTTTGGTAATAAGTTTGACATTGCATACAACTTTGTACGTATGTCTCCTTATGGACAAGAAGAACCAAACTACATTCACTCTGATGAGATGATGGGTGACTTGACTGTGATACTTTATCTTAGCAAGGAACATCCGGACAATGATGGTACAACGATGTACGACTCAGATGAGAAACCATCTTGTGTGGTCTACTCTAAGTACAACCGTATGCTCTGCTTTACCTCACATGTAAGACATAGCAGGAACATATTTGAAAACTTTGGTGAAGGTCAATCATCTAGATTGATTCAGGTTATATTCTTAAAGAGAAAGTAATGAGAGATCCAAAAGAAATAAAGCTAAAGATTATTGAGGCAGGTCATCAGGCTGTTGAGCAATTGATTAAGGTGGCTAAGGAGGCCATCATAAAGCCTGAGGATGAGAGCGAACTATCTGCTGATAGGCTAAAGAATGCAGCTGCTACAAAGAAGCTAGCAATCTTCGATGCCTTTGAGATTCTAAATAGAATAGAGTCGGAGCGTGAAGCTCTTGAGATGTTGGATAAAGGAGTTAACAGAACAGATACCAAACAAGGTTTTGCAGAGCGAAGGTCTATATCGAATCGTTAAGGATCATGTCCCACAGAACGCTATCAGTAAAAAGAATAGCGGTAGGTCATGGCTGTACGGCTACAATGAGCAGTACGACATGGTGGTCATATCTAAGACTGGACAGATCGGAGAGATAGTCAACATACAAGGGTTGATTGTGGCCTTGCCTGCTGTACCTAGTGAGGTGTACAAGAGGTCAGACAAAAGTTCTCAGCAGTACTGGGAGAGACAGGAACTACCTAAGGATCTATTAAAGATACAGTCAATCTTCCATTGGAACGAGATGCCATCTGAGTTTAAGGACAGGTGGGTAGACTACATTGAGTCTGAGTTTAACAGGAGAGAGGATGGAATGTGGTTCATGAATGATGGAACGCCAACCTATATCACTGGGGCCCACTACATGTACCTACAATGGTCCAGCATTGACGTTGGATACGCAGACTACCGTGAGGCTAACCGAATATTCTTTATCTTCTGGGAAGCATGTAGAGCAGATGCTAGATCATTTGGTATGATATACCTAAAGATTAGACGCTCAGGATTCTCGTTCATGTCATCCTCAGAATGTGTTAACATAGGCACTCTTGCTCGTGACTCTCGTGTTGGTATTCTGTCTAAGACTGGTGCTGATGCTAAGAAGATGTTTACTGATAAGGTGGTTCCTATAAACAGCAGGTTACCATTCTTCTTCAGACCTATTATGGATGGTATGGACAAGCCTAAGACTGAGCTTGCGTACCGAGTACCAGCATCTAAGATTACAAAGAAGAACATGGCCAATGCATCTGACAGTGATGTGATTGGTCTTGATACCACAATTGACTGGAAGAACACTGAGGAGAACTCATACGATGGTGAGAAGCTGCTATTCTTAGCGCATGATGAATCTGCTAAGTGGGTGAAGCCAAACAATATTCTAAACAACTGGCGAGTAACGAAGACCTGCCTTAGGGTGGGTAGTAAGATTATTGGTAAGTGCATGATGGGATCTACATCGAATGCTCTAAGCAAGGGTGGTGATAACTATAAGAAACTATATGAGGACTCAAACGTGGTTAGCAGGAACGCTAACGGACAAACTAAAAGCGGTCTATACGCTTTGTTTATACCGATGGAGTGGAACATGGAGGGCTTTATCGATAGGTATGGTATGCCTGTGGTACGAAAGCCTGTTGCTCCTATTCTTGGTGTTGATGGACAGATGATTAAGAATGGGGCGATTGACTATTGGGAGGCTGAGGTAGAGTCATTGAAGAATGACGCTGATGCACTCAATGAGTTCTATCGCCAGTTCCCTAGAACAGAGTCGCATGCATTCCGTGATGAGAGTAAGTCATCTATCTTTAACCTAACCAAGATCTACCAGCAGATTGACTACAACGACTCAGGCATAGAGGGACAGATGGTTACACGTGGATCGTTTCACTGGAGGGATGGTATAAAGGACAGCAAGGTTATATGGACTCCTGACTCTAGGGGTAGGTTCTTAATTAGTTGGGTGCCTCCACTACACATGCAGAACAGTGTGTCTACAAGGAATGGTATCAAGTACCCAGGCAATGAACATCTAGGATCTTTTGGATGTGACCCTTATGATATCTCAGCAGTAGTTGGTGGACGTGGATCAAATGGATCGCTACATGGTATGACTAAGTACCACATGGACGATGCTCCTGTCAATCAGTTCTTTTTGGAGTACATAGCCAGACCGCAGACAGCAGAGATATTCTTTGAGGAAGTACTTATGGCATGTGTGTTTTATGGTATGCCTATGCTAGCAGAGAATAACAAAGCTCGTATATTATATCACTTTAAGAACAGAGGCTACAGAGCATTCTCATTAAATAGACCTGACCGTTCTTTAAACAAGTTGAGTAAGACAGAGCGTGAATTGGGTGGTATACCTAACTCTTCGGAAGAGGTGAAGCAGTCTCATGCCTCGGCTATTGAGTCGTACATTGAGAAGTTTGTTGGCTTTGATTTGGCTAACAGTTATAGATCTTCAGATGAGATAGGCACGATGCCATTCACTAGGACTCTTGAGGACTGGGCAAAGTTTGACATTAATGATAGAACAAAGCACGATGCGTCAATTAGCTCAGGCTTAGCTATAATGGCAAATCAAAAACACGTATATTTACCGGAGAAAAAAGAATCGAAAATTAGTGTTAATTTCGCAAAGTACGCTAACACTGGAAATCAAAGTAAAATTATTAGATGAAAGATGTCGTAGTCAATATATCATCAACCGCATTTCCAAGCCAGTTCGTATCTGATTCGGAGAAAGCTACCCCTGAGTTTGGTCTTCAGGTAGGCCAAGCGATACAGTATGAGTGGTTCCGGAAAGATGGTAGTCAATGCAGATATTATAATCAATGGAATGAGTTTAACCGACTGCGTTTGTACGCACGAGGTGAACAGTCCGTTCAGAAATATAAGAACGAGTTGGCCATCAATGGTGACTTATCTTATTTAAATCTAGACTGGACTCCAGTTCCTATTCTACCTAAGTTCGTTGACATTGTTGTCAATGGAATGAGTGATAGATTATTTAAGGTTAAGGCGTACGCACAGGACGCTATGTCTCAGTCTAAGAGAAGTAAGTACCAAGACATGATCGAGGGCCAGATGGTCGCTAAAGATGTGTTAAGTATTATACAAGATGAGACTGGTGTAGATCCATTTATAATGAACCCTGATGAGCTTCCTCAAACTGATGAGGAGCTATCACTATATATGCAGCTTAAGTATAAGCCTGCAATTGAGATTGCTGAAGAAGAGGCTATCAATACTATTTTTGATGAGAACCACTACCAAGATACACGTAAGCGTATTGACTATGACTTAACTGTACTAGGGATTGGTATTGCTAAGCATCAATTTTTGCGGGGGGCTGGCGTTGAGGTATCTTATGTAGACCCGGCAAACGTGGTGTACAGTTACACTGAGGATCCATTCTTTCAGGACTGTTTCTACTGGGGAGAGATTAAGACTCTTCCTATGACTGAGCTATTGAAGATTGATCCTACCCTTACTCGTGAGGATATGGAGGAGATCTCAAAGTACTCTCAGAGCTGGTACGATTATTACAACACTGCTAGATTCTACGAGAACAGTTTGTTCTACAGAGATACGTGTACACTTCTTTACTTCAACTATAAGACCACCAAGAAGATGGTCTACAAGAAGAAGATACTTGATGGTGGTGGGTCTAGAGTAATTGAGAAGGACGATAGCTTCAATCCTCCTGTAGAGATGATGGATGAAGGCAAGTTCGAGAAACTAGAGAAGACCATTGACGTATGGTATGATGGTGTCATGGTTATGGGTACCAACTTCTTGTTGAAGTGGGAGCTTTCTGAGAACATGGTAAGACCAAAGTCTGCCTCTCAGCATGCGTTGCCTAACTACGTTGCCGTAGCACCACGTATGTACAAGGGTGCTATTGAGTCGTTGGTTAGAAGGATGATTCCTTTTGCTGACTTGATTCAGTTGACTCACTTAAAGTTACAGCAGGTTATTGCACGTACAGTCCCTGATGGTGTCTTCATTGATGCAGATGGATTGAACGAGGTTGACTTGGGTACAGGTGCGGCATATAATCCTGAGGATGCGTTGAGACTATACTTCCAGACTGGTAGTGTTATTGGACGTAGTTATACTCAGGATGGTGATTACAACCATGCTCGTGTTCCTGTTCAACAGTTGACATCTAACTCAGGTGCATCCAAGACTCAGATGCTTATCGCAAACTACAACCACTACCTTGACATGATCAGATCGGTAACCGGTCTGAACGAAGCAAGAGATGGATCTACTCCTGACCCTAACTCATTGGTAGGTGTACAGAAGTTGGCTGCACTTAACTCCAATACTGCTACTCGTCATATCCTAGAGAGTGGTCTATTTATTTATCGATCACTTGCTGAAGCACTTACTTATCGTGTCGCTGACATTTTGCAGTACGCTGACTTTAAGGATGACTTTGCAAATAAGATTGGCAAGTACAATGTATCTATCCTAAATGACATTAAGGATCTTTACATTTACGACTTTGGTATCTTTATTGAGATTGCTCCAGATGAAGAGCAGAAGGCACAGCTTGAGCAGAACATTCAGATGGCATTATCTAAGGGTGACATTAACCTTGAGGACGCTATTGACATTAGAGAGATCAAGAACTTGAAGCTTGCCAACCAGTTACTAAAACTCAAGAGAGTTAAGAAGCAGGAGTATCAAGAAAAGATTACAATGCAGCAGCAAGCGATGCAGGCTCAGCAGCAGATGCAGGTTCAGGAGATGGCTTCTCAGGCTGCTATTCAAAAGATTCAACTTGAGGCTCAAGCAAAGATGCAGTTGAAGCAGGCAGAGGTAGCATTTGAGATTGAGAAACTAAAGGCTGAGGCTGAGCTTAAGAAGATGCTAATGGCTGAGGAGTTTAAATATAACATGCAAGTTGCTGGTGTAAAAGAAACAGCT